AAATGAGGTTGAAAAAGTATGCAGTTGCAGGAATTGTCCCAGAAATTCTTGATTTGAAGTATCTTTATATTGAAGTTGATTCAAAAGTCTATTATAACAGTAATATGGCTCCAAGTGCAGAGTATGTTTCTACATTAGTGCAAGAAAATACAACAAAATACTCTGAATCAACTGAATTAAATCGTTATGGAGCAAGATTTAAGTATAGTAAGTTCTTATCTATCATTGATGACAGTAGTGAAGCAGTTACATCCAATATTACAACTGTTCAAATGAGAAGAGACCTTCGTGTTGCTCTTAATTCGTTTGCAGAATACCAAATTGGGTTTGGAAATGAGTTTTATATTAAGAGTATGGATGGTTATAACATTAAATCATCTGCATTTAAGACAACTGACTCTACAGATGATGTTTATCTCTCTGATATTCCAAATACAAATAGAGAAACTGGTTCTTTATTCCTCTTTACCTTACCAGATGCTGGATCTACCAATCCTACCATAATTAAGCGTAATGTTGGTAATATAAATTATAAGAAAGGGATTATAACAATTAATCCGATCAATATTATAAGTGGTAAATTAAAAGATGGGCAAACGATTGTTGAATTGTCTGCTTGCCCCAAATCCAATGACGTGATTGGATTACAGGATCTTTATTTGCAACTAGATATTAGTAATAGCACCTTTGATACTGTTGTTGATGAAATTGCTTCTGGATTAGACCCCGCAGCATCTAATTATGTCGTAACATCTAGCTACCATAACGGGAACTTAGTAAGATCATAAAATGTCAGAA